GGGAAGATGTATTCGCACCGGATGCGGCAGTGACAAATGCGCCAGAATCACCGGTAGTGGTAGAACCAGTACCCATGTTGTAGGACATATTTGTACCAACAGCAGCGGCAGTAACAGTTGTAACTACGCCATTAGCGTAAGCAACAGCTACTTTGAATGCAGCCAAAGGATCATCAACTACATAAGCAATAGCGCTAGTCACAGATGTACCTGGGTAGTACTGTGCCTGAACTGTTTGACCTGTGGAATTGACATATTGGCAACCAACGAAAACACCAACTGGATTACCAGAAGTGATTGCGCCAGAGCCAGCGGATTGAATTGTGCCACCATTGACGATAACAACAGTATCACCGTTATAGATTGCAGTATTGTAATTGCTTGCAATAGGAATCTGACGGATCGCACCGGCGTATGGCAAGCCATCCACACGGTTTACTGCTTTAAAGCCATAGGGAGCGCTAACAATAGGATAAGCCATTATTTAACTCCTAAATTAATAAAATTTAACTACCTTTGCCAAAGCTAGTCGTAGATTTCCGCTCATTAAAGAGAGGCATCCTTGGGTCACTTTGACGCATAAGAGTGTTGTCAACAGAATCCGTCTGTGCTTGTGCTTGCTTGCTGTAATAATCATTACGCTGCTTCACAAACTCTTCTGGAGTTTTGCATAACAACAAACCACCGATTTCAATATTGTCTTTAAAACGACTATTGGCATCGACTAGCATTTGAAACTTGGGTTGTTCTTCAACCTTAACTGGTTCCCAACCTTCTCTGAGTTTGGCAGATAAGTTACGTGGGTCAGCATTATTTAAGGATGAAACACGAATCCATCGATACGCATATCCTGCCTGTTTGTCTGGTTCGGGCAAGAGTTCTGGCGGTGCCCAATGCGAAGGGCGCACATCCAATTCACGACTATCTAATTCACGGGTCAATCTTTTTTCAGCCATTTGAAGCCTCCAATTTTTGTTGTTCACGAGCATATACTTCGGGCGTTAGGCCCAATTTTTTAATTAAGGCCATCTGCGTCTGTTTTAAACGTACCTGTTTGGAGGACGTAGAACGAGTCGCCGGAGCTACAACCGTGCTGGGCTTCGCTTTTGCAGGGGCCGTTTGGGGCTCCCGATCTGGCTCAGCTTGACTACCTTCCAGGGTTTCAAAGTACTCTGGAAACTTTCTGCGCATTGTTTTGTCAATGTGCTTGAAGTATTGATCTGTACCTACCACATGGGCACCGTACTCATCAACTAACTCTTCGTGAACCCCAACAGCAAAGTTTGACATAGCTTTTTTGGAGCCATACCATGGATTTTCATCCAGCCAAGATTGAGTTTTTGGGTCAACCTTAGGCCGCTGTTGTTCCACTTGAGGACTTTTTACCGCATTTTCTTCTGATTGTAAAGAAATATTTGGTTTAAATTTCTTAGCACTATCAAATTTAATCTGCGCTTTCATTAATTCAGACTGTGCTTCAGCGATTCTTTCTGAATCACCAGACTCAATTGCGTCTTTATAAACACGTTTTGCTTCTTGAACTTCGGCTTTTGCGGCCGCTTTTGTAGACTCAGTTAGCTCTTTTGACCCAGTTTTAAGGATTTCTTTGAGGCGTTTGTTCTCCTCAACGAACCTTTGGGCAAGTGCAATGGCTTCCTGTTGCTCACGCATAGCTGCTTCTTTAGCACGACGCTCATCATTCCAGACCTTTTTATATTGCTTTAAACGCTCTTTTTGCGCTTTGAGGTCATCTAACTCTTCATCGTCATCAGCTTCTAGCTTCTTAACAATTTCTTCAGGCATCGGTTTTTTATTCCGATCCTCTGGTGGGGTGTCATCCTCGATAATAAATTCAAAATCATCGCCAGCATCTTTGGCTTTGATCTCTACCTTTGCAGGTGCTTCATCAGGAAATGCAAAATCTTCTTTTTCAAATTCAGCCATTTGGGGCCTCCTTAAATGAACTTACGGGTTATGCCACGTGGGTCTTGGACCACTGCTTCTACCGTATCGTCGTTGATAATCCGGAACTCTTTGCCATGAATGACAAGGCGAGTACCAGCGTTTGGGCGAACTAAAACGAAATCACCTGGCTTGCAGTATGGGCCGTTGGGGAAACGTTTGTCGTCTTTGTAGCAGTCCGGACCTAACTCAACTACAAATAAAACCGTAGATAAAATCTCGTCCTTCTTGATTAAATCGTCAGGCTTATACAACTCACTGCCATCAAATTGTTCTTCTACTTGCGGTATTGCACACAGAATGCGGTATCCCGATGGTGTCGGAAGTTGCTTAGCTCTATCCTCAATAGGGATATTTTCTTCTCTGTTAATTTTTGGCATTGGGTTGCCAAGTGCATCGGTAATGATTATTTCTCTACTATCGGGGTTTGAGCCGATAATTAGTTCACTCATCAGAGTTCTCCAGTCGTTGTTTAAGGTCACTTAGTTCAAAGCGTGCAGTCAGTAGACCTTTAATCTGTCCGCACACGTGTTGGTATTCAGCGTAGTCTTTGGCTGCGCCTCCACCCAAACTCTCTTCCAGACTTTTAATCTGCTCATTTAGTTTTTGGACTAAATGATCGAGGTATTTATCAAACATTATTCAGTGTTCTCCTTTGGAGTTTGTTGACGCTGTTGCGCCTTTTCCTGCATACGTAGCTGATCTTTAGTTTTGGCTATATCAACTCCCATGCGCACACCTTCGAGGTGCTGTTTAGCGGTAAGGTCCATTTTGTCTTTCTGGGCTTTAGCGCCAACTTGCATAGCGGCAATTTCTTTTTGCGCAGCAATTCTAGATTTCTCAATCTCAATTTGGTCGGCTTTACCTGCAGCGTCTGCCTGCATCTTGGCTTTCTTGATTGCAACTTCCTGGGCTTTGAGCTGGAGTTCTTGCATTTGCATTTGAACAATCGGATCTTGCTGAGCTTGTTGTGCTTGCTTAGCTTGCATTTCTTGTGTATCCCGTTGTAATAAGGCTTGTGCTGCTTTAGCTGCCAGTTGCGATACACGTACTTCAATTTCTGGAGGCATACCAACCTGTTCTCCATCTTCCTCATCTGGGTGGAATGGAAGATCAAGATCCATTTCTGCTTCCATTTGCTTACGATATTCATAGGCAATATGCTCATTAATATGAGCTTGCATAGCAGACTGCATCGCTTGGGCGTTCGGATTCTGACCAATCATCTGCATCATTTTTGGATCTTGCATAGCAGACATATGAACCGTAATATGCGCCTGATGATCTTGGTATAAGAAGGCCTTAACCGGTTTCATCATGAGAATGTTTTGATTCTCAGTGATTGGGTCAGTTGGTTTTTGATCTTCTGGTAACTGTACTAACTGGTTTGCATTCTTAATACCCAACACATCTAACATCTGACGATGTAGCTTAGGTAGGTTATAAATTTGTGGAGCGCCCTGAGCCAGTTGCAATACTGCTTGGTATTGGGTAATCTTTTGCGCCATTGTTGCAGCGTTTGGATCACTAACTGGTATTACGTCAACGTTGTCGTAGTCGCTTTTTTTAGCAGATGGTGCTCCAACTACTGGCTCGTATTTGTAGGTATCTGGAGTGTAATCACGAATGATATCTCGAAGTAACCGAAGCTCCTCTTTAAATGAGTAGTGGATGCGGGCTTGTACAGCGGACATTACTTTTAATGTACGCTCCAGAATTGCTAATGTTGTCCCAACAGGCGCTTGTGCGCTCATGTCAGAGATTTGTAAGTCGGCAGCAGAAGCGAAACGGCGACCTTCTTCAATAATTTTATCCATTAAGCTAGCCAATACTTGGCTTGGCTCTTTATATGGTAGCGGCAAAAAGTTGTCACGCATTGTACCGGCTGGCACATCTACGTCACGCCATTCTCCTGGGCTTATCGGTGTGTCATCGCCTTTGACTCGCATCCCACGGGCCTTAAAGCCACCTGGCAGATTCGATAATGATCCTGCATCAACCAACTGGCGTAGGATTGAAGTCCCTGACTTAGCAAAAGCCCCGATAAGATGAATAAGACCAAAACAGTAGAAGCCAAAACCGGGAATATAACCATAGTGTACAAAATGACTGCGCTTTTTCTTATGCTCATCTTCTGGTCTCCAGTTGCGACGAATAGACAATACTTTGCTAGTCGCTTTATCAATAGTCACGATATATGGCAGAGCAATGCCAGTAGGTTCACCATCTTCATCGGTGTCTTCGTAACCAGGCAAGTCTAAATCAACTTGCATTTCTAAAATCTTATAGCGATCATCAACAGTAGCTCTAAAGCCCATCTTCTCAGCAATTTTCTTCTCGACTTCGTCGAATGAATCTACTGGCTCGCCTAGATCAATATCACGCCAAAAGCCGGCGTACATTAGTTTTTTAACTTCGTTCTCAGTCTTACGCATCACATGAGTTACACGTGGGCTAGACTCTAAATTAGAAGCGCCATAAGGAACAACTAAATCTTCAGCCGGTACAAACAGAGATACCTGACGCCCCATGCTTGGATCGTAATACACTTTTTTAAACGCATTGCCAGAAAGACCCAAGCCCCAGAGCATGCGCTCGTGTTCAGGGCGAAACTCTTTCATCTTTTCAGTGAGCTGGAAGTTCATGTCATCTGCAACACGCTCAGCAGCATCTTTTTTATCTTGTGTTTCTTTACCAATAATGACTGTCTTAACTGGGCCTGCTGCAGGGAATGTCTCCATGATTGTCTCAGCTTGGAAGCGGACAAGTGTTTCAGATAACAGTGGGTGATATACACCACAAGCGCCTTCCCATGGCTCGGTACGCTCTTCAATAGTCATGCCTAACAACTGCAAGCCATCTACATAAGTCTGCATCCAGTCTTTGCGTGAGCTGATATCTTCATCAAACTCACCAACTAAGTCACCAGCTAACTGTGCAAGCTCACCTTCATCAATATACTCAGCAAGGTTATCATCAAAGCCTTCTTCGTCTTCGCCCTTTTCCATGCGCATGATCGGTTTGCCATCAAGCCCAATCTCAACTGATTCTGGGTCTTCGATTGTTATCTCTAGAGCGTGCTCATCGCCCTCATCCTCCATTGGACCTAGAGCGCCTAAACCCATCGGGGCTTGTGAAAGTGACTTGTCTATTGCCATGTTATCTGTCCATTATCTAAGCCAAAGTTTGGCTTGGTTATATCTATTCCCTGCTTTTTCCAGTCATTTACAACCGCATCTATACTAGCCCTAGTTATTTCTGCAGGTCCTGCTTTAGAAGCAATATGAATTTGCTTCTGTATATACCGTTTTGCTTTTCTACTTTGTTTCCAATATTTAATACACCGCTTTATATACTTAAACATTGTAGTACCCCTTATTCCTTCGGCTTTTGAATTCTTTAATATCCTCTGGCTCGTCCGAATCGAGCGTAATAAACCCACCCCGTCTGAATCGTAACATGGCTTGAGTCATTGAGTCCACTAAGTCATCGTGCTCGCCTGACGGAAAACTTGCTACTTCTTCTACTAACTCTTCTGCCCATGAGGTTGCTGGTACCCACACTCTACCAGATGCAAACAAATCTGCTACCGCATTTAGACGTGCGATTTTGTCGTTGCCTTTGCTTGGGACATACTCTTGGACAGGTATGCCCATCTGGCGTAACTCAAATACTAGTGGTGCTCCCGATGCTTTAGCCTCGACGATCAGACAGTCCGGCTCCCACTCTTTGAAGTCATCAAACGCTTTTTGCTTAAGCTCTGGAAACTCCATACGTTTTTTGAACGAGTTGAGCAGGATAATATTAGCCACGTCCACACCCCGCTCATTAGGTGCGTAAAACACACCCCACGTCGTACTTGCGCAATAGTCGGACCGCTGCGTTTTTAGGAAGGCCGTATCCCAAGACTGAATTGTGAACTCACACATTGGCGGGTCATCGTGCTCCCATATCTGCCACCATTCTCGCTTAACAATTGCCGAGACATCAGACGTTGGTTGCTGCATGTACTGCGCCATCCACTTGCCATTAGGCAATTCATTCCTAAGCGCTTCAAGTTCAGACAGCTTCCAGAACTGTGGCCATAGTGGATCACCATCAGGTAAAATTGCAGGAAATTCAATGACTTCCCACTGCTCACCTGAGCGTTGTTGCGCTGCTTTAACTACTTGACCGGTCAAATCACGCTTAGACCACCGGGTCATCACTATTATAATAGCGCCCCCTGGTTGCAGACGCTGACGAGGACCTGATGTATACCACTCGTACGTCTTGTCATACACCTCTGGGTTGTTCTCGGCTATGGTTGCTTCTTGTTCTGAGTGCGGATCGTCAATAATGAGGATATCTGCGCCCTTACCCGTAACTGCGCCTCCCACACCGATAGCAAAATAGTCTCCCCCCTGGTTTGTTGCCCACCGCCCAGCAGCTTTAGAGTCAGTCTGTAGTCCAACTCCTGGGAAGATAGACTGATAAACTTCGGAATCC